GATTGTCTGGCGGAGGGATCGACATGATCGAGGGTAATGGGCCGGGCGTGGTGACGCTCGGCACGGGGGATAGTGCGCTCGCGGTGGCGGCGGTCAAGGCGGTGATCCGCGTCGCGAGCGCGGACGAGGACGCGCTGATCGCCGCGTTCGTCGAGACCGCATTGGGGCTGGCCGAACGGTTCCTCGGGCAAGTGACGATTGCGCGGACGATGCGCGAGAGCGTCGCGGTGACGGGCGGGTGGCAGCGGATCGGCGCTGCGCCGGTCCGCGCGATCACGCAAGTCGAGACGAACGCGGGGGTCGCGCTGGCGGCGACGGCCTATGCGATCGATATCGATGCGCAGGGCGAAGGCTGGGTTCGGGTGAGCGATGGCGGGTCGGGCATGCGCATCGTCGTGTTCGACGCCGGGATGGCGAGCGACTGGGCGGGGGTGCCGGGGCCGATCCGGCAGGGCGTGGTGCTGCTCGCCGCGCATCTGTTCGACGCGCGCGAGCATATCACGCCGCCGCCGCTCGCGGTGACCGCATTGTGGCGACCGTTCCGGCGGATCGCGTTGCTGGCGGGAGAGCATCCATGATGGAGGCGCTGGAGGATCGCGCGCACCTGATCGGCCCGGCGGCAGCGGATCGGGTGCGAACGCGGGTTGCCGCGACCTTGCGCGAGACGCTCCCCGACGTGGCGGTGGATGTGGTGGGCGAAGAGGTCGTGCTGGTCGGGCGGATCGCGCGCGATGATGCGCGGCTCCGCTGGATCGGGAGTTTGCTGCGATGAGCGCGGAGAGCGTGCTTCAAGCGGCGGTGCTGGCGCGGGTGCGCGCGGTCGCGGGGCTGAACGGGGTTTACCTTGGTCCCCCAGTGCGCGCGACGCCGCCCTTTGCCGAGCTGGGCGAGACGATCGCGGTCGACTGGGGCGCGAAGGACCGCGCGGGGCGGGAGTTGCGCGTGCTGGTGACGCTGCGCGACGCGGGCGAGACGGCGGTGCGGCTGGGTGCGCTGACCGCGAGCGTCGGCGCGGCGATCGAGGCGTTGCCGCGCGACCTGACCGGCTGGCGAGTCGCGAGCGTGCTGCTCGTGCGCAGCCGGAGCTGGGGGACGAGCGCGGGCCAGTGGAGCGCGAGCGTGGACTATAGGATTCGCATGATGGAGGCTTTATGAGCGTGGAACGGGGCAGTGCCTTCTTGCTGAAGGTCGGGAATGGCGCGGTGCCGGTCGTCTATCAGACGGTCGCGGGGCTGCGCACGACGCAGTTGAGCGTCAACGGCGCGATGGTGGCGGTGACGTCGAAGGATTCGGGCGGGTGGCGTGACTTGCTGTCGGGCGCGGGGGTGCGCAGCGTCAGCGTGTCGGCGGCGGGGGTGTTCGTCGGCTCGGCGGCGGAATTGCGGATCAAGGCGAGCGCGCTGTCGGGGGTGCTCGACGATTACCGGCTGAGCTTCGAGGGCGGGGATACGCTGACGGGGAAATTCCTCGTCGCACGGCTCGATTATGCCGGGGATTACAATGGCGAGCGCAGTTACACGATCAGCCTGGAGAGTTCCGGCGCGGTGGTGGCGGCGTGAGCGCCAATCCGGAGCGCGGCGAGGCGGAATTGCGCGTTGCGGGCGAGCGGCTGGTGCTGCGACCGAGCTTTACCGCGCTGTGCGCGGCGGAGCGCGAGCTGGGGCCGCTGTTCGCGTTGGTCGAGCGCGCGGCGGCGGGGTCGCTGGCGCTCGGCGAGATGGTCGCGTTGTTCTGGCATTGTCGGGTCGATCCGTCCGAGGTTCTGACGCGCGAAACGCTAGGGGAGAGCGTGGTGCGCAGCGGGTTGTCGGCGGCGACGCCGGTGTTGCGCGTGCTGCTCGGGCAGATCCTGGCGGGGCGGTGATGGAGCGGTTCGCCGAGGCGAGCGTGCGGCTCGCCGGGCTGGCGGGGGCGGTGCTGGGGTGGGGGCCGGAGGTGTTCTGGCGCGCGACCCCGGCCGAACTGGGCGCGGTGGTGGCGGTGCTGAGCGGCGGGGGCGATGCGGTCGTGCCGCCCGACGCCGCGACGATCGCACGGATGCAGGAGGCGTTTCCCGATGGAGGATGAAATCGAACGGCTGGTGATCGGCGTGCGCGCGGACACCGCCGGGTTTTCGCGCGACGTGGACGCGATGCGCGCGGCGCTCGACGGGCCGCTCGCGAGTGGGCTGGACCGCGCGGGGCGGGCGATCGAGGGCGCGTTGAGCAAGGCGGTGCGGACGGGATCGATCGGGTTCGAGGATCTGCGCAAGGTGGCGCTGTCGGTGCTCGATGATATCGCGTCGGCGGCGTTGCGGAGCGGGATCCAGGCGCTGTTCGGCGGGGGTGATGCGGGCGCTGCCGGTGGTGTCGCGGATGTGGTGTCGCGACCCGGTCAGGGCGGGTGCTGTTGCGCCGGGGGTATGTGGAACGGCGGCGGCGTGCTTTCCGTTCTGGAAAGTCTGTTCGGCGGGGCACCGGGGCGCGCGACCGGCGGGCCGGTGTCGCCCGCGCGACCCTATTGGGTCGGCGAGCGGGGGCCGGAGCTGTTCGTGCCCACGGCGAGTGGGAGCATCGTTGCGGCCGGTGGCGGAAGCGCGCCGCGCGACGTGCGCGTGTCGATCACGGTGCAGGGCGGAAGCGATGCGCCGCAGGCGCTCGCGGCGTCGAGCCGACAGGTGGCACGCGCGGTGAAGGCGGCGTTGAGTGGGGATTGAGCCGTTTGTAGGAACCCCGCCCCGATGCCCCCCGCGCCGTCATGCTGAACTTGTTTCAGCATCCACCGCTTAACGGGCACGGACCGGACTCGTTGTGCGGTGGACCCTGAAACGAGTTCAGGGTGACGCCGAGCCATATTGCATACGACGGATCACCTCGACTGCGCTCGCAATGAACGGGCGTGGCGTCGGGCACGCGCAGGAGAAAGCACGATGGCCTATTGGCTCGCGACCGAGCGGACGGTGCAGGCGGCGGGGGTGATCGCGCGGTTCGATCCGCGGTTCTGGACGGTCGATTTCCCCCGCCCGATGATCGCGGCGGTGACGACGACCGCGCCTGATGGTCTGCGCGTCGATGCGGTGTTCCATACCGCCGGTGATCTTGCGGGGCTGATCTGGGCGGCGGAGGATACGCACGATCATCCGTTGTTGCGCTACGAAACGGCGCGGGATTTTCGCGGGTGTCAGTTGTCGTTCCGGTGGCGGTCGGCGGGGGTGGTGGCGCTGGATGCGGTCAACGGTCCGGTGCTGACGATCGAGGGGCGCGATGCGGGCGGGGCGGCGCGCGCCTGGTACGTGCGGCTGTGGAATTATGCGGTGGGGACGCCGGACGATGCGACGATCACGCTCGACTTCGCTGATCTCGACGGCGGGTTCGTGTTGCCGGGGGAGGCGGATCCGGTGTGGGCGGGGGACGTCGACCGAGTGTTCGTGTCGCTGGTGCCGCCGGGCTATGGCGCGGGGGCCGCGTTGCCGCTTCCGGCACCGGTCGAGGCGTGGGTCGAGCTGAGTGCGATCACCTGCGACGGGTCGGGCGCGGTGCTGGCGATCGGCGATGTCGTCGTTCCAGAACACGGGCTGTCGATCGCGAGCGGCTATGACGACAGCTACAATCTCACGCCCGCGCGGTTGCTCCGCAACGCACTGCTGCTCGGCTATCGCGGGCCCATCACGCATTATGTCGGGATGAGCCATTACATGCGGCTCGAGGCGAATTCGGGGGGCTATTACGTCAGCCTGGCCGGGGGCGCGCTCAATGTCGCGGCGGCGGCGTGGCACCGGAGCTTTGCGGCGGAGGCGAAGGCGCTCGGTTACGGGGTGATCTGGTCGCTCAGCTACGAACTGTTCGATGCCTATTGCTGGGGCGACTGGAAACAGCGCGCGTGGGACGGATCGCCCGCGCTGACCGGCTGGTCGCCGCCCTCGACGCTGCTGTCGCCCGCGCATGGCGGGGCGATGGCGTATCTGGGACACGTGGCGGGGGCGTTCATCGGGATTGCGCTGGCGGCGGGGCTGGCGCCGAAGTTCCAGGTTGGCGAGCCGTGGTGGTGGGTGCTGCCCGATGGCCGCCCGTGCCTGTACGACGCGGCGGCCCGCGCGGCGTTCGGGGGCAATCCGGTGCAGATCGCGGATTTGGCGAGCGTGACCGGCGCGGCGGAACGCACGTTGCTCGATGCGGCGGGGGTGGTGCTCGCGGCGTCGACCGCGGCGCTGGTGGGGGCGGTGCGCGAGGTCGCGCCGGGGACGCAGACGCATCTGCTGGTGTATCTGCCGACCGTGCTCGCCAGCACGACGCCCGAGGCGAAGCGCGCCAACGTGCCGATCGGCTGGGCAAGCCCTGCGTTCGAT